TTTTTTTTTTTTTTTTTTTTTTTTTTTTGTAACGAGGTACGAGCGCCTTGCTACAATTTAGTTTTACGTCGGTCTGACGAGCTTTACACTAGAAAGTTCAGTTCTAGAGTAGAGCTAAAGCAATGGGTGCGATTTCTTTAAAGATCTCAGCTAAAAAGCCAAAACCAGTTCCAAAACCGGGCTCCTCCACTTCAGAAACCTGAGGTGGTGAGGACACATTGTTGTTAGATGTCATCCCAGAGGGTGACATATCCTGAACCCAAGTCTCCACCATATCTACTTCTTGAGCATCAACGGGGGACGGGGAGGCATCCAGGATATTTATGGCATTGGTGAGAGGAATGAACTCGTAGTTAACTACAATCATAACCTCAAACTGCGTGCCAGAGGGACACCCAGTTATGATAAAACCCATCTCCCAAAAGGGGACTTCAGGACCGTCATTCTCATAACCAGGGCCGGCAGTTTGCGTGGGGAGGTAGAACATATCATACTCAGCCCCATTGTCTTTGACAGGATACCAGCGCACCATAGCAGGCTTATTCAAGTTAACAGGAATAATACTAGCCTTATAGGTGTTTTGATAAGTTTCCAGCTCATTGCCATCCACGTAGAGAACCGCGGGGTATGGTCTTAAATAGGCTGTGATCTCGCCGGAATTCTCCGACAAAGATGCAAGTGACTGCACATAAAGTGCGGCAGAGACAACGCGCACTCCTTGAGAGTACGTCTTAAGCGTTTCTGCTGCATCAAACTCCTTCAGGGGACCCCAAATAGGTTGTCCCTCAACCCCCAGATCTCCAATAGTCTGGAAGTTGTCAGAGGCGTTTGTGGTGCCTGCATTTGGATGCAAGCAGGTGGTTCGAATTCCACAACCGGTCCAGCTACCGACATCACCCGTGATGGCCTGAAGGGGAACCCTTTGGACCATTTGGAGTGTGCCTGTTTCCACACCGGTTGCGTCTGGTATCTTGACATCCGCGCCCTTAAGGGGGTTGAGGATAGACTGGTACCATGGTGACTTATTTTTAAGTCGGCTCTGGATCGCATACGCGCCAGAGTCTTTGGGCATTCGAAGACCCTTGACAACAGTAGAACGAGGAATTCCACCGCTGTGGTTACTCCCCCCGACTCGAACTTTAGTTCCGCGAGAGGCAGCATTGGACATAGTAACATTGGTCGCCCGGGTATCAACCCTGCGAGGACCAGTGCGTTGGGGTCCGGGTTTACTTCTAGGCACGGAAGCCACCTGCTTATCGCGCCTAGAGGTATTAATGGGAGTGACGGGTCGGGACGAAACATGAGGTCTCTTACCCTGCTGTTGCCCAGCAGGATCCCCGCCCTTCTTCGCACCTTGTGCGACATTCTTCTTCCTAACGTTAGTTGCCCCGGAAGATGGGGGCGGCTGTGCCTTTTTCGGCAAAGTCTTTTTCGATCGTAGTGAAGCTGACATTGCTCCATTCTGGTTCTTTGTTCCTACCGACCTCCGTACAAAGAACAAGAGTGTCCCAATCGAATAGAATGTCGATTTGAGAGGTTTCCCTCCCGGTGTAGAAGTTTATACACTCCTCATAAGTTGGAGCTCCGGCCATAACGTAACTCTTTACTGTGGGATCCGAACTATCCCACAGAGTGTCGAGAATCCACTGCAAACACTGAGACATCTTATCAAAAAGCTGTTCTCCGTTACCCGCAGCCATCACAGTAAGCGACCACATCTTAGATAGACGGGCACTCAAACTAGGCAATGACTGAATTTGGTAGCAGAAAGCAGCTAAAAGACGCTTCTCATTATAACAGGGAATCCACCACTGGTCACATCGTTTAAAAGCAAAACCAAGGAACTCCAATCCTTCAAGATCTCTAGAAACAACCACAGGGTCGAGCTCAAGCCCGAAAGCCCCGAAGCACGTTCTAAAAACCTCTTCCACATTTTTATCCGTCGCAGGTAATCCACACACGTCATCATCTCCAAAGAGAGCGGCGATTGTGTCATCTACAAGTTGTTCTTTCCCGTCATAGAGAACCAACAGCGTGAATGCGAGAATAAAAGTGTGGGCAAGTATGTTGTCGTTGGTGGTACACCCCGAACCAGAATTATTTCCACATTTCCTTTTGACAATCAATCCATTTGCCAAGAGGAGGTAAGAAGTAACAGTGTTTCGGGAAACCCACTCAAACTGGTCACAAAAATCATCTGGTAGATATAAGTTACGCAGATTATAAACTGTGCTCAGAATTGGGAGCTTACGATCCCAACCCTTCACATCATATGTAATAAAAAGATTGTGAACAGTCAGAGTAGACGCCAAACGGTGTGTACCGCCAGAGTAGGGATTAAAGCCATAGGCCGACCAGTGATACATCTTCATCGCATTATTCTGTGCCCCGTAATAACGTTTTTGCTCCTCAAGAAACTCAAGGGGGGGAATCACAAAAGTGCGAATCTTATC